AGATCAAAAGATTCCAGTAGTAGCTGAATGGGTTATAACTATAGTGGAACCAATTGACCAATTAAAGGAAATTTACGAAAAAGGAATTGAAAAAAATGGAAATCAAGAACCTGAAAGTACTGTTATTACTGAACAATCAGATGATTCTGAGTCAGATTGAGGAAGTTTCATCAGAATTGGGAGAACCTGACTGTAGACTCACAGAACCTTTTGTAGTGAAAGAGGATAATATATTAGAACCTTGGTTATTAAATGTGACTAATCAGAATAGTTTTATGTTGAGTTCTGATAAAATCTTGACTATTGTTGATCCTAATAATAAACTTAGTAAGAAGTATGAGGAGCTGTTAGATAAAGAATGAGATTCTATACTAATGTCCAGATGGTTGGAAACAACTTTTTGGTACGTGGATATGAGAATGGGGAGAAGGTAATCTTCAAGGAAGAATATGCTCCTACTTTGTTTGTTAAATCAAAGAAGAAAAGTAAATATAGAACTCTAGAGGGAGATAGTGTAGAACCTATTCGCCCTGGATTGGTAAGGGACTGTAGAGAATTCTATAAAAAGTATGATGCTATTGATGGATTTGATATCTATGGTAATGAAAGATATGTCTATCAATATATTTCTGACAAATACCCAGAGGAAGAAATTAAGTTTGATATTAATAAGATCAAACTAGTAACAATGGATATTGAGGTTCAGGCTGAACATGGGTTCCCTGATCCAGACTCTTGTTCTGAGGAGATGCTTACCATATCTTTGCAGGATTATACTACCAAACAGATTACTACATGGGGAAGAAAGCCATATACTCCTACTCAAGATAATGTAACTTATTATTATTTTGATGATGAAGTTGCAATGCTCAACTCATTTTTATATCATTGGTCTAAGAATCCTCCAGATGTTATTACTGGATGGAATGTACGTCTATATGATATTCCATATCTATGTGGAAGGATTAGTAGAATAATGGGTGATAAGAAGCTGAAACTTCTTTCACCTTGGGGACTTGTTACACATGAACAAGTTTTCATTTCAGGTAGAGAATATAATGTTTATGATATTGCTGGACTCACAACTTTAGATTACTTGGAGTTGTATAAGAAGTTCACATACAAAGCACAAGAATCTTATAGATTGGACTACATAGCTCAAGTAGAGTTGGGACAACAAAAATTAGACCACTCTGAGTTTGATACTTTTAAAGATTTCTATACTGGAAATTGGAAGAAGTTTGTTGACTATAACATTATTGACGTAGAACTTGTTGACCGTCTGGAAGACAAGATGAAGCTTATTGAATTAGCCTTGACAATGGCTTATACTGCTAAGGTTAATTACATTGATGTAATGTTCCAAGTTAGAATGTGGGACACTATCATCTATAATGATTTAAAGAAAAGGAATATTGTTATTCCACCAAAGAATAGATCACAGAAAAACGATAAGTACGCAGGTGCATATGTTAAAGAACCGAAACCAGGTAAGTATGATTGGGTCGTTAGCTTTGATCTTAATTCCCTGTATCCTCATCTTATCATGCAGTATAACATCTCCCCGGAAACACTCAGGGAGACTAGACATCCCAGCGCGAGCGTTGAGGGGTTTCTAACTGAGGAGACAGAGATTGATGGTGAATATGCTACTTGTGCTAATGGAGCACAATATAGAAAAGATGTAAAAGGATTTCTTCCTGAATTGATGGAGAAGGTGTATGCAGAGAGAGTCATCTTCAAGAAAAGAATGTTAGCTGCTAAACAAGAATATGAGAAGACCCCCACTAAGGCATTGGAAAAGGAAATTGCAAGATGCAATAACATTCAAATGGCGAAAAAGATCTCTCTTAACTCTGCTTATGGTGCTATCGGCAATCAGTACTTCAGGTATTATAAGGTAGAGAATGCTGAGGCTATTACTCTTTCTGGTCAAGTTTCAATTAGATGGATTGAGAACCGCATAAATACCTATTTGAATAAGTTACTTAGTACGGAAGAAGTAGACTATGTGGTGGCATCAGATACTGATTCAGTATACATCAATTTCGGACCTCTTGTGGATAAATTTTTTAGTCATAAGATTGATGATAAAGCTAAGATTGTTTCCATTCTGGACCAGATTTGTCAAGACAAATTGGAACCCTTTATTGATAAATCCTATGAAGACTTGGCGTCTTATGTAAATGCTTATGATCAGAAGATGTTCATGAAGAGAGAGAACATTGCTGACAGAGGTATATGGACTGCTAAGAAAAGATATATTTTAAATGTATGGGATAGTGAAGGAGTTAGATATGAAGAACCAAAATTAAAGATGATGGGTATTGAGGCAGTTAAATCCTCAACACCAGCACCTTGTCGTCAAATGATTAAAGATGCACTTCAATTGATGATGAGTGGAACTGAGGATGAGATAATTGATTTTATTGATGATGCTAGAGTAAAGTTTAAACAGTTACCTCCAGAGGAGATTGCTTTTCCAAGAACAGTATCTGATGTAAATAAGCACAAGTCTCCTGCTACCATCTATGGTAAGGGAACTCCTATTCATTGTCGTGGAGCACTTCTTTTTAATTATTATATTAAGAAGAATAAATTAGATAATAAATATTCTCTGATTAATAATGGTGAGAAGATAAAGTTCTGTTATTTACAAAAGGCAAATCCTATTAGAGAGAATGTTATTTCTTTTATTAATGAGTTTCCTTTAGAACTTGGTCTTGACAAATACATTGATTATGACCTACAATTTGACAAAGCTTTCTTAGAACCTGTTAAAGTTATCCTAGATGCTATAGGATGGAAGGTTGAGAAAGTTGTAAACCTAGAATTATTTTTCGGATGAAAGATCAGAACGCAATTCTTGAAGAGGAAACTAAAGATCAAAAATGGAATCGTGGATTAGATCTTTACATAGAGTCAGTGCATAAACCAGACCATGCTCTCCGTGGGTGCGCTCATAATCAGAAATGTTTTAATGAGTTAATGGAAGTAAGAGCAGAAGTATTGAAGTATCTTAAGACTTTGAGGAGATAATTATGGATTTTTTGAAAGACATTGTAAAGGAGATAGGAGATGAGTACACCCAACTCGCATCCGATATATCGGATAGTGAATCCTTTGTTGATACGGGTTCGTTGGTCTTTAACGGACTTGTTAGCGGCAGTATATTTGGTGGCGTATCTAGCAAGAGGATTACTGCTATTGCTGGAGAAAGCAGCACAGGAAAAACTTTTTTCTCTCTCGCCGTTGTCAAGAACTTCCTGGATACTAATCCCTCCGCTTATTGCCTCTACTTTGATACTGAGGCTAGTATCACTAAATCACTTCTAGAAAGTAGAGGAATTGATTTAGATAGGATTGTGGTGGTGAATGTAGTCACCATTGAAGAGTTTAGGTCTAAAGCACTAAAGGCCGTCGATATATATTTAAAGACCAACACAGAAGATCGCAAACCGTGCATGTTTGTGTTAGACTCCTTGGGAATGCTTTCCACTGAAAAGGAGATCACTGACGCACTCAATGATAAACAAGTAAGGGATATGACCAAATCTCAACTTGTCAAAGGTGCATTCAGAATGTTGACTTTAAAGCTAGGTCAAGCAAACATTCCCCTTATAGTTACAAATCACACATACGATGTCATTGGCAGTTATGTCCCTACTAAAGAAATGGGAGGCGGCTCTGGTCTCAAATATGCCGCGTCTACAATCATTTATCTCACTAAGAAAAAGGAAAAGGATCAGAAAGAGGTTGTTGGTAACCTTATCAAAGCTAAGACAGCTAAAAGCAGACTCTCTAAAGAAAATAAAGAAGTAACTGTTCGTCTTTACTTTGATGATAGAGGTCTTGATCGCTACTATGGTTTATTAGAATTAGGTGAAATTGGTGGACTGTGGAAGAATGTTGCAGGTAGGTATGAAATAAACGGTAAAAAGGTTTATGCTAAGGAGATATATAAGAATCCTGATCAATATTTTACTAAGGAGGTAATGCAAGCATTAGATGAAATTGCTAACCAACAATTCTCATATGGTAAAGGTTTATGATAGTATTATTCCAGATGTTTTTTGTGCGGAGTTAATTTCTCTTTTTGAAAATTCTGTAGAAAAACAGGAATATATTAATAACAATCATACCCCATGTTTTACCCAATTAAATATTAATGATTATCATCCCAATTGTGTAAAAAATTTGGTTAAGTTTACTCGGAAAGCATATGGGAAATATTGTGATGATATTAACAATCCATATATTCCAAAACTTAAATATCTAGAAGAGTTTAGAATTAAGAGATATCGTACTAATAGAGAAGAAAGATTTGATGAACATGTTGATGTTACAGATTATGCATCGGCACGTAGAGGGCTTGCATTTTTATTCTATTTGAATGATAATGATGGGGATACTTCTTTTGGTGACGTAGTAGTTCATCCTAGAGTTGGTAGAGTGGTTGTTTT